TACCAGGTGGTACAAAAATTACAAACAATACAGTGGAATTAATAACGCAAAAACGACGTTAGAAGCAGCTCAACAATTAACAAAACAAGGATATGCAACAGATCCTGTTTATGCCGCAAAGTTGATAACACTTGTTCAACGTCAACGGCCAAAGCAGGAGGTACAACAAGCGGGAAAGTTGCTAAAGGTACCTTACGAGTACCAACTAGACAATGGACCCACTGGGTATCGGGAGTGTTTCAGCTCTAGTTGTGCCATGGTGGCTAGCTACTACGGCAAGATCAAAGGTGACGATGCGTATAACAAGCTCAGGGCACGCTATGGGGACTCTACAAGCGCCGATGCTCAACTCAAGGCCCTCAAATACCTTGGACTAGATCCTAAATTCATCCAGAACGGCACCCCAGAGCTCCTCAGAGGCGAGATAGACGCTGGTAGGCCTGTAGTAGTCGGATGGCTCCACAAGGGCCTTGTAGGGGCTCCTAGCGGCTCTGGGCATTACAGTGTGATCATTGGTTACACAGAAGGTGCTTGGATACATCACGACCCTAATGGTGAGGCCGATATGGTCCGTGGAGGATATGTCAACCACACGAAGGGTAAAGGCGTGGCTTATAGCCAAAAGAACTGGAATAAAAGGTGGCTTGTTGAAGGTCCTGGGTCGGGTTGGGCTATCTTGATCAAGAAACCGTCCTAATTATTCCTATGGACCTCTCTGATCCTTCAGTGCAAGCAGCTCTTTGGCTGAGTGCTTTTGCTGCTTCTGAACTTATTGCTGTTTCTCGTTTGAAAGAAAACAGTCTCATACAATTGGGAGTGAAACTATTCCGAGTTCTTTATGGCAGCCGCTCCAAAAAAGTCTCTAAATAAGACTGAAGGTCTGGCTTCAGAAGGTGATCTTTATTCTCTTCACCGTCTAGTAGCCACCAAACTTATTGATCAGTTGAATCGTGATGATGTAAAAGCATCTGACCTTGCAAACGCAATTAAGTTCCTTAAAGATCAAGGCATTACTGCTCTTAACGGTGGTGATGTTTCTGCTATCTCCGAAATGATTTCTGCTTTGCCAGAAGTCGATATGAAGAAAGTTAGGTCTTATATTAGTGCTTAGGAACTAATCCTTCCTTTATGTACAAAGCAGAGCCCTCGGTATGGTGATTCGTTCGCCTGCCGGGGGCTTTGTCTATATGACCCCTGAGGCTGCTATGGCGAACCTTCAAGCCCTCCAGCGTCGTGAAGCGGTTAAGCAATGGAGACAGTCAATCAAAGATGCCTTTGGCTGTAAATGTGCCTACTGCGGGGTTCAAAGCAGTGACCTAACTCTTGATCACGTTCACCCCAAAACTAAAGGTGGTGAGGATTTAGCAACCAACATCGTCCCAGCTTGTAAGCGTTGTAACCACGAAAAGGGCAGCTTTCACTGGAAAACTTGGTTTCAAGGCACCCCTGACTATTGTGAGGAGCGAGCTACGCAAATCGAGCAATGGACGAACTACCGCCTATGCCCAATCTCAATCTCTCCATAGAGCAGCAGCTACGGGTGGAGCGTATGAAGCGAGATATTCCAAATGCCAAACGAGAAGACCTGGAGAAGTATCTGCTGCATTTCATCCAAATGAATTTGATCCTGCAGAATAACTTGAGCCAAGTGTTCAAGTGGGCCAACAATGCCAAGGACTTCAAAACAAACTGAACAAATTATTCAGGATGCTGTAGCTAGTTTTCCTGTTTTTGCTACACACCTTTGGCATTACCTCCGGCTTCCTAGCCCTACACCGGTTCAATACCAAGTAGCTGACTACCTTCAGGAGGGTCCTAGTCGGCGCATCATCATGGCGTACAGGGGCTGCGGTAAGTCGTTCCTTACGGCTGGCTATGTGCTGTGGAGGCTACGTCGGGATCCAGACTGTAAGGTGCTGGTGATCTCTGCAGCTCAGGACCGTGCTGATGCGTTCTCCGTCTTTTGTCATGACCTGCTCCGAAACTGGTTCATGGTCAAAGACCTGTTCCCTAGCGACACCCAACGGTTTAGCAAGGTTGCTTTTGACGTTTACGGAGCGAAACCAGACCAGTCTCCTTCAGTACGTTCCAGCGGCATTTTTGGTCAGATTACTGGCTCACGCGCTGATCTTATCGTTGCTGACGACGTTGAGACACCACAGTCCTGCGAAACCCAACTGATCCGAGACAAGCTTCGGGAATCAATCAAAGAGTTTGACTCCGTTATTAAACCCGGTGGGGAGATTGTGTTCCTTGGCACTCCTCACACCCAAGACAGTGTTTACGCAAAGCTTGAGGTTTCTGGCTACGAAGTCAGGATTTGGCCTGCTTTGTACCCCACTAACAAGAAGTTTAAGGATTATTACGGTGATCGCCTTGCACCTCGGATCAAAGCTGACCTAGCCAAAGACTCCTCCCTCGCTGGACACCCTGTAGACCCTGGACGCTTTGACTGGGAAGAACTAGAAGCCAGACAGCTTTCTATTGGTCGGTCTACGTTCAACCTTCAATTCCTGTTGGACATCTCACTGAGTGATGAGGAACGGTTTCCTCTCAAGCTCAGAGACCTCTGTGTGTTCCGTTTAAACCGTGAACAAGGCCCTAATAAGGTTGTGTGGATGGCTAACGGCGATAAAGCCCTAGACCTACCCTCTGTCGGCCTTCATGGTGATCTTTTCTACAAACCTGCCCAGATAGGGGATGAGTTTCTTGAATACACCGGGGTTGTCATGGCTGTTGACCCCTCTGGACGCGGCAGCGACGAGCTTGGCTACTCGGTAGTTGCATACTTGAACGGTAATCTTTTCCTCCTTGCTAGCGGTGGCCTTCGGGGTGGTTACAGCGAACCTAACCTCAAGAAGCTTGCCCTCATCGCTAAGGAGTACAAGGTCAAGCAAATATTGGTTGAAAGTAACCTCGGCCTCGGGATGTTCTCTGAGCTCCTCAAGCGCTACCTCGGCACGATCTACCCCTGCAGCGTTGAAGAGGTCCGACATACAAAGCAAAAGGAAGTCCGCATCATCGATACCCTTGAGCCTGTCCTTAACCAACACCGGCTCATGGTCGATACGGATGTAGTCCTTCATGACCTTTCCTCCACAGAAAGTTACCCAAGCGAAACTAGAAGCCAATACCAACTCTTCTTTCAACTCACTCGGATTACCAAAGAGAAAAACAGCATTAGACATGACGACCGCTTAGATGCCCTTGCAATGGCTGTTCAGTACTTTACGGAGTCCATGGCCCTCACAGAACAGAAGGCCATTGATAGCCGTCTCAGAGAGCAGTGGGAGATCGAACGTAAATTCATCCAAGGTGACGGTGGTCTGTCCATTGATGCCATTGGATACGCTAATTCCCTAGAAGACCTCCAGAAGGCTCTGTATGCCTCTTCAGGGTCCTGTAACTGGTTAGATAGCTAAAAGGGGCTAGAGGGGCCTTAGAGGGGCTTCTAGAGGCCTCTCAGAGGGCTTACGTCCAAAGACCCCTCTAAGTGCTTACCAAAAGAGACCCCCTTTTAAGAGATACGACAAAAAGAGGCCTCTTGACAGGGGTGCTTAGAGTGTGGTTAAAGGTATTTAGAGATACTTAAAGATATTTAAAAAGTCTTTTTTAAAGAGGTTTTTAGCTGTCTCTTTTTAAAATACTTAAAGACCCTTTAAGACAGTTTTAAAAATGGTCTTAAAGAGGTCTCTAGCCGTTAACTTAAAGGCCACTTAAAGAGTCCTGTAGTACTCTTAGGTGCCTTTAAATACCTAATGAGAATGGCTAGCGTAGCCCTGATCACCGTTACACCAGATGCAGAGGAGTTGCTGGTGTACATGGCTAGAGTCTCTAACCCAGTTAATCAAGGCGTAGGTCAACGATCAGAACGACTTATCCAATACCTCATAGACCACAAGCATTGGTCTCCGTTTGAGATGGTTCATATGGTGTTACAGATTGAAACCACTAGGAGTGTTGCTGCTCAAATCCTTAGGCATAGGTCGTTTAGCTTTCAAGAGTTCAGCCAGAGATACGCAGATACAAACCTCCTTGGTTCTGCTAGAGCTCCTCACCTCAGACGACAAGACAACAGCAACAGGCAAAACAGTATTGATGATTTGACTGCTGATAAAACTCAAATCTTTTACCGAAGAATTAATCAGCACTTTGAAGAGGCACAAGATTTGTACAGAGAAATGGTCTCAATGGGTGTAGCTAAAGAGTGTGCTCGTGATGTACTGCCTTTGGCTACTCCAACTCGGATGTATATGGCTGGTAGTGTTCGGAGTTGGA